AACATTTGATTTTTTTAGTATAAATGTTCCATATATTTCAGATGCAGTACCTTGATAATTGCTTTTATAAATATTTAATGTATAATCATCAAAATATAAATAATACTTTAAATTACTTCCAAAAGGCTCTACATCTTCAGTAGTTATTGTAATGTTTTCGTTTAAATCTTCACCAATGGTAACAACAGCATCAGCTTGGATTAAAACTTCAATAGTATTATTAACTAAACTATATTGAATTAAATCATTTTGATATGTTTGCCGTAAAAAACTCAACAATATTTGCAAAGTTTCATCAAGCGAAGTGCCTATTGGAACTTCGTAAAATTCTGTAGGTGTTGCATTATTAGCAATAAAATCAACTTTCAATTCAAAATCACCTGTTGGATAATATAAAGGAAATGAATTTACAGTTATGGTATAACTATATCCAATTACATTAATAACCGGTTGTGCGCTAAAATCTATTATTATTTTTTTTGCCATTATCCTAAACCTAAAGTTCCTCCTAAACGTTTATTTGAGTTTAAAGTATTATTTAAAACTCCTATTAACTTTTGCCCTGCGATTTCAAAGACTACCGTTCCACCACCATCACCACGAGAACTAAATCCACTTGAAGTAAAACTACTGTTGTTTGCACCTGCGCCGCCACCGCCACCACCACTACGACCACCACTTGCAGCAAAAGAACCTATTGCTCCTCCTGCTGCTTTTAAAGCAACACCAACTGCAATAGCAGCAATACCCGCTGCAATTGATACTGGTCCACCCGATAAAATTGCCAAATCTAATTTACCTTTTAATACTGCTAATGTTCCATACTTAATTAATAAGTCACCCATGTCAGATAAGAAACCTGCAAAAGCTTGTATTAAACTTGTTCCTATTGCGGAAAGTACATCACCACCAGTTGCTATTGCGTTTCCTATTGCTTCGCCTAATTTGCTAAAAGTACTTCCTATTGTATTAACAATTAAATCATTTGCAGAGTTATTAAAATTAAGTAATGCTTCAGTCATTAAAATAGCACCTTCATCAATAATATCAGGTATTTGAACTAATGATGATTTTATTACGTTAGGTAATTCTTTTATCTTATTTCCAAAAGCATCAACTTGACCATTAAAAACTTTTGTTCCCAAAACATCAAATAAAGGAGCGGGAATAATATTATTTGATATTCCTGATACTTGTGGTGTGTTAAATGTTTTAACTGGTTTTTCAACTTCTTGTTTTAACCTAATACTTGCAGCTACATTTTCATTTATTCTTGAAGTCCATTTAGCTTGTGCCTCTGCATTTTTTGCTAATTCAATAGCATTTTCAGAAAGCTGACTATCTAAATCCTTTATTGCTTTTATATTTCTAATTGCAGCATTTATTACAAAATCTTGATTTTTACCAGTCGCAGCTAAAGCCGCAGCATTTTTAGAAGCAGAAGTTTGCTCTAATTTTGCTTTTTCAGACAATAATTGTAATTTTTTTTCTTCAAGTTTAAATTCCTCTTGTGATAATTTAACTAATTCTCCTGTATATGCTTGTGCTTTTGCTTTAGCTATTAACGCATCTGTAACACCTTTTACAGCAGTAGCTACATTACCGTTTAATATTTGTTCTTGTGTTAAATTTCCAAAGTAACCAGGATATTGTTTTTGTAATTCTTTAACAGCAATTAATCTGTCATTCATTGACAAATTAACATTTTTAGCTGTAGTAACTAAAGAATTCATTCCGGAAATTTCAGCAGCTGAATTTTTTACAGCTTCATCATTAGCCTTGCTTAATGCAGCACCAAACTCATCAAAGTTTCCTGTAATCTTATCAATAACATCGCCGACACTTAAACCACTTTGCGCTAAATATGTTAATCCTGTTGTAAGAAGTGAAACACCTAATAATATACCGCCAGGACCGGCAATAGAAGCACCTAAAGCTTTTAAAGCTCCTTTTGTGCTTCCTGTTTGGTTTTTAAGATCTGCAAACGATTCAGCAGTAGCAGTAATGTTGTTACCAATACCAATAATTCCAAATGGAGCATCTTGCGCTATTCTACTAAATTGCGTTAATGTATTACCCGCATTGGCAACCTTTGGAGTTGCTGATGCAAAACTTTGTCCTGTATCTTTTATAGTGTTTTTAAGACTATTTAAATTTGCCTTTGCATCTTTAATTTGTGCATTGATTTCAGTTGTATCTAAACCAACTTTTAACCTATCAAGTTTTATCTTTGACAGTTCTTTTATATCAAACTCAACTTCTTTGATTTTCTTTTCAAAGTCGGTAATGTCTGCTCCAATCTCAACTGATAATTTACCTCCTGCCATTATGCTTTTATTTTTTCTTGATATTTTCTAAATTCATTCATAAACCTTTCCTTCATCTCATCCGTTACACCTGACCTAACTTGCTTTTCATTATTCAAAGGTAAAAACGCTTCCTTACGTTTAACCATCTTTTTTGGATCTTGATGCGGTGCAATGTAACTCGTCCACATTAACTCCCTTAACTTTTGCCAATCATATAAGTCCTGCCTTTTATATGCAAAAAGTCGAATTTGAAACTCCGCCCACGTCATATCGTAAACCGCTTCCAAACTCGACATTCTTAATTCACCAATGGCAAAAGAAATTACATCCTCGCTCCAGTTTATTTTTTCGTTACTATTTTTTTTTTGCTTTTATCTTCCGGAACATCCTTTGTTAATGATTGAGTAAAGGCTTGAAAAAACGATGTAACTACTTCGCTATCCATTCCAACCTCATCAATCCACTCTGCCACATCAAAAGCATCAAAGTCCGGAAATTGATTTCTACGTTTAAATCCAAAAGCACAACTGTGAAACATAATTAAAGGAATCCATTTAAATGGATTCTCTGCTAATTTAGCATCAATCTCATTCATTGCTATTTTTTCAGTTTCAAGTAAGTTTCCTAAAAAACCTAAACCGAAATGAAATAAACGCTCTTTTCCACCAATAGTTAAGGTTATTTGTTTCATTAATCGTTAGGATCTGTTAATACTATTGCACCATCACCATCCAAAGTAAGTGAAAAAGTTGTAACCTCATCACCACTTCCGAAAGTAGCACTTAAATCAGTAATGTAAGCATCACCATAGTATTTAACAGAAGTAGCATCATCAACATTTGTATCAAGTTTCCAAGTTACTAACGTTTTGTTTTGTTGCAATAAAAACAAAGCATCATGTGAAGTTTTTGCATCATCGCCACCTACAGTAGTTGTATCGATATATTCACCCTCTGCATCTATTGAATAACTAAAAGTTCCTGGCGTTTTTTTAACTACACCCGGAAAGCATTTAGTTGTGCTTTCAATCATTGCTAATGTTGTGTTTAATCCATTTGAAGTAAGACACGCAACAGGTTTGTATGCCGGTGAATCCCAAATGTAAAGTATTCCTTTTTCGCCTCTTATTGACATAATATTTATTTTTTATAAATTAATGATTTCAAATTCAAAGATAATAATTTTATTTATATTTATTCTAAATAATTATAAAATTTATTCTAATGTTAAAATTACTCGAATAAAGCTACGATAAACCGTTTGTGTTGCTGTACTGCTGTCTAAATTACTTGGAAACTCATATCTACGATTCACAACTGTAAATCCATCAATAGTAACGTTTTCAATTAATGATAATATATTGTTTTCCATGTCATCGTTAACCAATCTACTTCCAACATTACCGGCACCATTATAAATTTTTACAATATCCAAAAGTGTGTATGAAATCCATTGATAATTGCATTTAGTAGCTTTGTCAATCTCTTTATCCTGTGTTGAAATAATAACGTATTCAGTTGGATTATCATTGCCTGTTACTTGCATATCGTAACAATCATAATCGCCTATTATGGCATCGTATAAAGCTTTCCTAACGTATTTATTTGGATTTACCATATTTCTCTAATACTTTTTTTAACTTCTCTAAATATTCAGTTCTACCTTGCAATAATGCAGGATATAAATAAGGTCTTGGTCTTAAATTAACTTGCTTTATTCCTTTGCCTTTAAACTTAATCGCCTGGTCCTTTAGTTCGTTTGGAACATCAACTAAACCACCTGTTCCAAATTCAACGAATGGAGCATAAGGAGCAATAACTCCTCCAGCTTCAACTTTCCAATTTAATGGAGTATCTTTTACCGCTTGTATAGATTGACCTAATTTACCAAAGTTTGCCGGAGCGTAATTTTTAGCATTCTTTTCAATATTACGAGCAACCAATTCAGTAACTCCTTCAATATCCTTTTCAGCTTCTTTGCCGTACTTTCGTATATTAGCCAAAACAGTATTTAAGCCTTTTATTTCCATTAGGTTCTTTGTGTGGCTTGTATTTGAATATCAATATTATCCAGGTCAATATTTAAAACGCTATCGATATTGTAAATAACACTATTATAAACAATGAAGTTATCTTTTATAGAAATATTTAAATTTGGATTATTACGAACGGTAAAAACTACCTGAACAAAATTATCGTTTTGTCCGTTCTCGTTTGTTCTTGAAGCATTGTTTGTAGTTACGTTTGCCCAAAGAGTATAATCTTGAGCTGTTGTTACGGTATTTCCACCGAATCCATCGGAAACAGTTGTAGTGATCCACATTTCAATAATCCTATCGTATTTTCGTGCAATCATTATAAAAATCGTCTGTTAACATCAATATTAGATAAGACAAAATCAGGAACGCTATTCATTGCGTTTTTAGTTTCGGAATTGTAAAACCAAAAGTTTATCAATTGCAAAGCACTATCAATTAACTCCGAAGGAATATCCTCAACAGAAGTATATCCAATTGTTAAAGTAACCATATTATTGACAGTTGGAACAATAGCGTAAAGAGGTCTGTAAATTATATCTAATTCGGTTTCGGTATTGTCAATAGGATAATCGTAAACTTTAACCTGTTGCACTAAAGCGCAATCTTTAAAATATACTTTATCACGTGTTTTGAATATATGATTTGTACGTTTCTCAATAAAAGAAAGTGCAGAGTTTATCATTCCGGTTATTTCATCATCGGTAACGGTTTGACCTTCATCGATTTTTAAATATAACTTCGCTTGTTCTAAAGAAATAACATCGGTATAATCAGTCATTATTTTTTGCTTTTAGTTTCTTTAACTTCTTTCACTTCCTCTATATAACCATCAGTAAGCATTCCTAAAGCTTGCTCTTTAGTCAACTCAATAGTTTCATTTACTTTATAGTTTTGTTTATTGGAATGAGTGTAAAATGGTTTTAATACTTTAAATGTCATGTGGAGTTTTATTTAATTAAAATAAAAAAAGCCACCACAATCAAGTAGTGGCTTTAGTTTAAAAAATCTTAATGATTATGCAGTAGCAGTGAAATCACCGTAAACAATTGCTAATGGTTGCTCAACAGCTAAAGCAACTTGAGCTTCAATACGAGCAGTGATGTTGTTGTTCACAAAGTTTGTTCCTTCTGTTTCAGAAAACTCTAAAGATAAACCTTCAGTAGTTACTTTGTTTACTCTTGTCCAATCACCAACATAGTATTTGTTAGCAGCTAACCAAGTAGCTTTAAATACTTGAACTCCTGCAACTCTTAAAACTCCAGCTTCGTAAGTAACGGCAGAAGCTAAATCCATTTGAGCAGTTTTCAATATAGAAAGGTAGTCAGTTGGTCTGATAACGATACCATTTACAGTATAGTTTGCATCTTCTAATTTACCAATCTCATTGATAAGCATTCCTGCTTTAGAACTTCCTGTTATGATTTCAGTTGAAGCTGTAGCAGCACCTGCTAATACTGTGTTGAATGCAGTATTTTCAGCTTTTAAGTAATCTCTTCTCAATAAATCAGGAATAGCTGAAGTAATGTAAGATAAGTTATTACGCATTTTTTTAGAGTAACGAGCAAAACCAGCAATAAAGTTTGTTGAAACATCAACAGCAGTAAAGTCATAATCTCTTTGGTTTTTAGCACTTCCTTCTGTTTGCGCTCCGATTGATCCTTCTCCAGCACCTTCTACTGTATAAGTATAAGTTCCACCATTGATATTAATGTTACCTGTTAAGTCAGCAACGTTTAACGTTTGTGATGGGAATCTAACTATGTCGAAGTTGTAATCTCTTGGCTCTTCTCCAGTAAAGTTAGCAGTAGTCATGTTTCCTACAGCTTTCAATCTGATTTTGTTGTTTTCACCAACAGTAGCAATTCTTTCAGCATTATCTTTAATTAAAGATTTGATGTTGTCAACATTTGCATTAGCTTCAGCTCTTGCTTTCTCTTGAAGTTTTACATCCAATTTGTCAGCGTGATCTTGTACAGCTTTCAAGTCAGCAGTAAATTTAGCTTCCAATTCTTCACGTACTGATTTAATATCAGCTTCGAAAGAAGATTTGATTGAAGCAGTTAATTTTGTTTCAAAAGCATCGATTGCGCTTTTTACTTCTGTAGCGGTTTTAGTTTCTAATCCGCTTTTAATGTTTGCCAATTCGGCCAATAATTTTTCGTCCATTTTTATTTAATTTTTAACGAGTTTGTAAATGATTTTAACGTGTCTAATATAAGCGGCTCATTTGTAAAAGTGTCAGGTTCTGACGGCTCATCTGTAAGTGCTTTTAATAATGTTTCGATTTGTTTTAACCTGGCATCAGAATAATCCAAATCATATGCTTTTGTTATCAATTCCATTAAACCATAATGCGATTTAATAGCTTTTATATTTTGAACTGTACTCAATTCATTCGCTGCCCAACTTGACAGGAATGAATATTCAGCAAGTTTATACTCTGTAATTTTGGCTTTCTCTTTTGCATCCCGGCTCATTACCTTATAACCAATACTTAACTCTGCATTTAGATTGCTATCATGCATAAGTTTAACATCCGTAAACATATCACGACCTAAATCCTTCTTCATATTGAATTGGGTTGTAGTTAACAAACCATAAGTATCTTTAGTATCAATTTCCAAAGGAACACCAATCATCATTGTAGGATTGTGATCCTTTAATACTCTAATACGTTTGAAGTTCTCTGCAACCGTTTTGTTAAACGATCCATAAGCGGAAATATCACCATCGCTATCTTTAACATTGTAAACGTTAGCATAAGCAGTAACAACTCCTTTGCTTTCGTCTAACTCTTTTAAGTCATATGCTAATTGTTTGAACTCTATTCTATCCATTAAAATTAGTGTTTATAGATACAAAGATATAAATTTTTTTTAGAATGTAAAGAAAGTTTGTTTTAAGTCAAAATAGAATCGCATTGCTAAAGCATCCGAGTAATCGGGTGAATGGCCAATTAACTCCTTTACTTTTTCTTTTGGCAATATCCTCAACTTACCATCTTGGTCAATCTTATCCCTTTTAACCTGTTCTAACTCTTTGCTTATTATATCTTGTACATCGGCATTATTGCAATCGATAAATAGTTTGTTTGCCTGGATTAGTTCAGCAAGTTTATAATAGCATTGCGTTTTTAGGTTTTGATACTCGACATTATTGTTTTCTTCTTTTAATGCTTTGGAATTATTTACAAATCCTTTGCAACGTACAATATCTACAACACCACCACCAACACCATCCTCATCGGCAATAACGTTAGACAATGGAACACGATGTTTATTCATTAAAGATTTGATTGCTTCGGCAGTTTCGGTAATACTGGATTTGTCTAAAGTAAATATCTCAATAACCCTGAATCCACTCCAAACTAATATAACCATCTTATCGCTTCCGTATCGAGCAATATCGGCACTAATATACATATCACCGGCATCAACAAAGTCATTAGTAAATATGTTCTGAATCTTATCAAAATCGATAAGCCTTGCAGGATCATTGTCAAACTCCCAATTGCCATAATACAACCTTTGTTTACTATTCTCATCCAAAGCGAGTAAACTATCTAAATATGATAAAGGTAAGTTAGGATTGTCAGTTGGAAGCGATTGTATAAACTTTCTCGTTTCATTTATAGTTCCGGAAGCAGTTGGAATGTAAAACTTTGAATAGGTCCAGTTCTTTGCCGGGTTGCATGTTCCTAATATCTTC